GGAAGGGCGGGGTCCTGAGCCGGGGGCACTCTACCACCGTTCCGGCGGCAGCCCATCGCCGCCAGCTCCTCGCCCGTGTCGCCGCTCGTGGCACTCCTCGCAGAGACACACGAGATTAGACTGTTCAACCGCTAACAGGGGGTATCTGAGCAGTGGGCGCACGTGGTGGACCTGCTCCGCCGGAGCGTATAGCCCATGCGCTCTACAATCCTGGCATTCGTTGTGCTGTCTTCGGCGGGCCTCGGCGGACGCGGCCCGCCATATATACGAGCCGTAAAACGCCCGCGCCCCTCCGGTCTGGATCAACTCCGCAGCGTGCAGCGCTCGCACGTCCGGCGCTTCCGGGGCGGCTCCCGCCGCCGGTCCCGGTCGCCGCTGCTGCTCCTGCTCTCGCTCTCTGCTCACGTGCTCCGCTCCTCTCTGTGCCTCCACTGTAGCCCATCGAGTGGCTTAAATCGTACGGTCTTGTGCCTCTCCGCTGCATCAGCGCAGCAAAAAAGGCGCAGCCCCGTATGACTGCGCCAAAGAAAAAAAGAAGCGCCTGCCGTAATGGCAGACGCTCCGCGTGCTATATTATTTTTCCCCGGCTAATATAATTCTAAGCACCACTTCACCGTTGCATAGTGTCTCCCCCATCTCGTAATGATGATACTTATACTTCCCCCATGCAAGCGTTAACACTGGCCCATCGGCTCTGTTCTGGTATTCTATCCCGTTCGCTCTGGCGTATTCAATCATTTTTCCCGCCGGCGTGAAATTCTCTCCCGGCTGTATTGTCGTCTCAATTTCGTCCACCCAAATTATACGCTCGTATTTGACGGTGCTAACGGCGTTTACAGCGGCCAGAATGTCCGCAATTGTGTAGTCTAGGCCCGTTGTGTTCAGGCGGTAGCCCCAACATGTGCCCTCGTCATCATAGCGGCATAGGTTGGCATGCAGGGCATGGCTATTTATGATCTTCGGTTTTCTGCCATTGGTGTCGTAGACATAGCCGCGGCCAAAGTCGCCGCAAACCTCAATTCCGTCCGCCGTTGTAAATTCCGTGTACACTCTCCAATTACCCACATCGGAATGCTTGCATATTGGATCATTCGCGCGGAAATTGCAGCCTCTCCGCTCAAGTGTCAGCGCTCCAACCTCTATTGTCTTTGTCTTTGCATATTTCATTGTGATATCCTCCAATTCCGGCCCCCGTTTCCGGGTGGCCTGTCGTTTGATGTGCCCCTATTGTATCAGTTAATTTATGTTCTGTAAATTGGCGTTCTGTATAAATTAACTTATATTTCATTGTTCATTTTTACTAAATTAACTGATTCCTATTGCTTTTCCCGCCCTCCCGTGCTATTTTTTAACTGTATAACTATATCCGGAGGTGATCCCATGGCCACCGAGGCCCAGCGCCGCGCAGTCATCGCCTACAATAAGCGACAGGATAATATCATGGTGCGCCCCTCTAAGGAGGACGGCGCAGCGATCCGCGCCGCAGCAGCCGCCGCAGGTCAGAGCGTCCAGCGTTACATTCTGGACGCCGTCGCCGCCCGCATGGCGGCAGATGCCGCCGAAGGCCGCCAGCCCTGACACCAGCCCCTCGGCTGGGTATGGGTGATCTGCGCCCATTTTCCCCCGGCCCGGCTCTTGCCGGTGCTGGGTATGGGTGATCTATAGCTATCTGCGTTTTCCCTTGGCCCGGTTCCCCCGGTGCTGGGTATGGGCGATCTGCGCCCATTTCCCCCGGCTCCGGCCGGGTATGGGCGATCTGCGCCCGTTTTCCCTGTTTTCTCCATTTTCGCATGTGAATTCCCACTTTTGCCCATTTCGGCCCGTTTTCGCGGATTTTTGCCCGTTCCGGGCGGCGGCTGGCAGCAGCATTGCCTCGGCGTCAAAAGTTTGCAATTTTTTCACTTCCTTCGGCGGCGGGCAGGGGAGCGGCGCCGCGGCGCGTTGAAAGTTGTCGCCTATACGCTATATGCTATGCCCAATAGCCCGCCTTGCGTCATGCCCTCCGGCATGGCGCTTTTCTTCGCCCTCGCCCCATTCGCCCGCTCCCGCTGAAAGAAAACATGCTGGCGTTTGTCCTGTTTCTTCCGTTCTGGATAGCTTTTCTCTCCGTTTCTTCGGTTTGTCTGCTCCCGCTCCGGTTTGAGCCTTTATTTTTTTGAACAGTCCGGAAATTCCGAACCGTTTGTGTTTTTCCCCGGTTCTTCCCGGCTGGCCCGTTTTCTGTGCCTTGCCGTTTCCCAGATTCTCGCGCTTCCTGCCCGAAACCATTTTGTTGACGTCCGCAAAATGGTCTTTTTCTATTTCCGCGACCCTGCGAAAATGGTTTCCTGTCTTTTCCCGCTTCGCCATGTGATTTTTTCACATTCCTGCCCATGCCCCTGCTGGTTCCCCTGCATTTTCTCTCGTGTTTTTTCTCCCGCATTCCTCCACGTTCCGTTCCATTTCCCGTTTCAAAATTCCCCTAAATGCGCAAAAAGCCTCCGGCAATCTCCCAGACATTTTTTCTGAGATTTTGCCGGAGGTTTCCCGTTCCCGGAATGCTTTTTTCTCCCGGAGCCTCGCAAACAATTTTCAGTTTTTGGAGGGGGGGTATAAATACCCCAGTTTGGTAGCCACCAGCCGCATAAATCTCCGGTTGTAGTGTGCCGCCCGCTCATGCCCGTACCCCACGGCAAAGGCCGCCCCATCCAGCGTGTGCGTCCGCTTGATGTGGTACATCTCCAGCATGGCATATACCGGCTCCATGCCCTCCGTCCGCCGCACGTCCTCCAGTGCCGCCGTCACCGCGTCCACCTCTTCCTTCTGCCGTGGTGGCAGCTTGTCGTATTCCTTCTTCCGCCGCTCATAGGCCCTCAGCGCGATCCGCACCTGCGCCCACCAGTCACTTTTCATTTCGTTTCCCCATGTCCCATGCCCAGCCGTCCAGACGGATCTTTTCCCCGTCCTCCGCACTGCATTTGTCGCAGTGGAGGTGGTTGCAATATTTGCACCCCTCACTCTTGAGCTGCTCCATGGCTTTTGGGAAAATGTCCGTGTACCAGTTGACCAGTCCCAGCACCGCCCCGAACCCCTCCGCAACCCCCTGAAGGTTCTTGCTGAATTCGGCTTTCGTGTCCTCAATTCTGCTTTTGTTGCTGATGGGCGCACCTGCCCCTTGGTTTTTTGCTGCGTCCATTTTTACGATCTTTTTGCCCATATGCGTCTCCTTTCCCGGTATGCGCCCTTTTTGTATCCCGCCGGGCGCTGGCGGTCCGGTCGTCATTTTTCCGCCTCCCGCTCCTGTAAGCCAGAGAGTGGAGTTGCACCACCCGGACTGTTCTGCGTTTTTTGTGATGTCCTCGCCTGTTTCGGCTGAGTACATATGTCCGCCGCTCGGCCCTGGTAACTCGTTGCTGGGAGGATGGACTCGCACCATCCTTCTATAGGCTAGGAGGACGCCTACGCGCGCTTGCCCCAGCATATCATTCCCTTGTTTTCCGTTTCCGCTTTGGCGGCACTCTCTGCCCGTCCCGACGGTATAGCCGTGCGAATAGGTAAATGCTCCCGTACTCGTCGGAATGGAACTGGTTGATATCTGCAATCTCATATTCCGGGAAGATTGCATTCCATGCGTTAAAGTCTCCGTCTGCTAGCTCTGCCGCCCTCTTTCTGCTCCGTACCTTCGTGTCGCTGATCTCCGGCTCCGGATCGATCAGGTTTCGGCTGCTGCTCCACGCTTTGTATGTAAGGCGTTCTTCCTCTTTCTTGTGGTGTGATTTGGTGATGTAGCCCACCAGTGCCGCAACGCCGTTCTGGTCGAATTGCAGCCGCTTGGAGTTGGCATATCCATTTCCCCAGAGTTTTTCCAGCTTGTCCCGATCCACCCCGCCGGAGAGGACCATGTGGACGTGATAGCGCCCTTTTTTGCTCTTCTCCATCTGCCAGACATATTTCAGCTCGATTCCGGCCTTTTTGTATTCCGTGCGCAGCTTCCGGATGTATTTTTGCAGGTGCTTTACCGCTTCCTCCTTGCTCTCCGGATTCTTCCGGTAGGTGAGGGTCATGTTCAGGTCATTTTCGTCAAAGTTGGCGTTGACCAATCTGGTCAGCCGTTCCCGTGCATGCCGTTGGTTGAGCTTCTTCTGCACCTCCCGGCTAGGGCGCTTCTTCGTCCGCTTCCCCTGTATCGGCTTTGCGCATGGGACGACTGGATAACAGTATGCATCCAGGTACTCGCCGCACCGGTAATATTTTAGCCGATAAATTGCTTTCCCCTGCATTCCTGTTCCCTCCTGTCCGTAACTTAATACACCTTACAAGCCTGATTCAGGGGACGCCCCCTGAGGCCTGTTCCGTTCTCCACGGTTTATTTTCTTCCCCGCTGCTCCGGTTCAAACGCCGGGCAGCCGTCCTCGCACCCCTTTTTATGGTACTCACAGCAAAACTCCTCGTCATGCTTGCATTTCAGGCAAATGCACTCCCGGTGCGTCTTCCTGCACGCGATCTCATGGTTCCCGGTCCTGCGTTTCCGCTGTCGCCCCATTGCTACACCTCCTGTATCTCAATCTGGAATTTCTCCCGCATCAGCTTCTTTTTGATCTCATAGGTTCTGGTCTTCGTGGCCTTCGATTTCACGTCTTCTACTATATATAATGTATAGTCGCCGTTTTTGCCCCGTTTTCGGTAGGTGAAATCGGCCTTGTACACGATAGCCCGTACCCGCTTTCCGTCCGGCGTGGTGTACGCTTCTTGAAGCGTAAAATTGACCTGCAACCGCAGATCCCGGATTTCTCCGGCCTGCTCCATTGCCCAAAGCGTCCGGAACCGTCTGGCCTCTTTCTGGCTGTCAAACATGATTCCGTCCGCTTCTGTCTTTCGGTTGTGATATTTGTTTTTCTTCGCCGGTTGCGGGTCAGGGGAGGCGTTCCGACTCTCCCGCTCCGCGATTTTCTGTAAAATCTGCTTCTGGTATCGTTCCGGCAGCTTGGAGATATCATCGATCACCATCAGTACAGGTACCTCCACACCTCCCGTTTCCGCTGCTCCGTTGGGAGCTGATCCTCGCTGATGACGCGGATCGTGTCCGGGCCTTCGCCGCCCCGCAGCAGCTCCGCCACCTTCCGCATGCATTCCATCCGTTCCTCCGTTTCATATAGGCATTCACCCGGCTCTCCGTATGGCTCTGTCAGTTGATAGATTCTGTATCGCATTCCGTCCTCCTATATTCTCTGTGTCGGGCGGTTCGTCAGTCCCAGAAGGTAGTCTGACGATACCCCCAGCGTTTTTGCCAGCTTGATGATCGTTTTCGCCTGCGGCTCCCGGTTTTTGTGGAGGTATTCGCAGATCAGACCGCTGGAGATTCCTGCCTTGTCCGCAAGCTCCCTCTGCGTCATTCCTCTTGCCCGCAGCAGGATACCCAGCCGCTCGGAAAATACGCTGTCCTGCTCTTCCTTCTGTGGCCTGCCCCGCATCATTTTATGTTCTCCCAGTCCGTCGCCGTCCAGTCTACCTCGGCCCCGCATCGTGGGCAGAACTTCGACCGCTCCGTGCCGTATGATGGTAGGCATTGTCCGACATATCCGCCGCAGCCTCCGCATAACGCATATGCTGATGTCCCGTTGACCCGCATTGGTTTGATTTTCTTCCGCTCCCTCCGGTTCCAGTCCTCCGTTGCCTTCTCCATTGCCGTTCCGGCAAACTCTACCTCCAGTCCATTTCCGAGCTTCCCCATTGCTACATATGTTGCGCTTGTTGCCGTGGCACCGCAACCCTTGCACTGGATCTTAAAATGGACGTTCCCTACTGTCCCGCTCCCGCCCATCGAAATGATTCTCACCCCGGCTTCTCCGCCGCAGAACGGACACGGTTTTAGATTTTCCATAATGTTCCTCCCTCTATTTCTTCCACGCTTATTCTTCTTGCCCAGGCGCTGCATACCAGCTCTTTCTCCGGGTTGCTCAATTCCGTGTTTTCCCTCGCATCCCCATATTCTCCCCATAGGTTTTCTGCTTCCCCGTCCATTGCGTTTCCCCACAATAGCACCTGCACCCAGAATGTTCCGTTTGGCCTCCTTAGCAGTGACCATTTTAATCCAATATTTCCGCTCCCATATGCCTTTTTAATTCTGTAAAGCCATTGATGGACAATGCCGCTTGCTTTTTTCTGCTCCACTTGTGGTTCTGCGAATGTAAGCGTCACAATCTTGCCTCTGCATTTCATTGCTTCCATAGTCAATCGTTCATTTTTCTTGATTTTTTCTTTTAGCCTTGCCCTTCTGACTGCCGCCCTTTGTTTTTCCTTCCTGCACTCCGGACAGAAAAATGCATTCGGCCCTGCCTGAAAAACCTTCCCGCATTCCTGACAAATTTCCTTTGTCATTTCATAGCCCCCTTGTCCATACGTTTATGATCCTGTCTCTGTACTTTTTCATTGTCCTTTTTTCTTCGTTCTGTTGTATTGCTCCAGCAATTCCTGGCACTCTCTGGAAGCCCATTCAAACGCGGCCATTTCTATTGTTTTCGTGCTCGCCAATTGCCTCGCTGCTTCCGCTGTAACGCCGCTTGCCACGCCAAGTTTTATCAGTTCCTGCGCAAAATCATCAATTTCCTTCATCTCCAATTTCCTCGCTCCAGTAGTTGCTTCTGCACTCTCTGCATCCTGTTCCGCTGCAAATATCGTTGCAATTTTTCCCCTCAATAGCTGCTGGGCATATACCTATACTGCCATCTTCATCAATCGTTGCATTCGGATACCGCTCCAAAAACACGCTTTGTCGTGTCCGTACCGGATGCTCCTTCGCCCACTGCTTAACAATTCCCACATGGCCCGCAAGCATTTCTGCGTTGCTGTATGCCATCCCGCAATTTCGCTTTGTGGCCTTATAAATCGGGCAGTCATCACAGGTGTTGCTCTTTTCGCACATTCTGTTCAGCTCTGTCAGGTATTTCACTGCATCCATTCTTGTCCCTCCTACATACCAGGGTGGCTCCTAACCCAGCTCCTCCCAGGATGCTCTTTGCTCCGTTTGGTCAACCACCAGCAATATTTATCGCATGTTACACCGCACAACGTGATCTCCTGCTCAATGCTGAAAAGACCTGTAAATTGGTCGCATGCATTCGCGAGGATGAATTCCCACGCCAGCATAACAGGCAGCCCGGATTCTCGGTATTTTACCGCAGATTCGAGCGCATCCCTGCACATGCTGTTTGCCTCATTTCTGGGCACGCCAAGCGCCATAAGCTGCTTTACAAAGGTCTTACGCTTCATTCCCTGTTCCTCCATCCATCTTCGCCCCGCACTCAGAGCAGTATTTCATTTCCGGCTTACAATCAGGATCATCGTAATTATCCGGCAGCTCTGTTTTGCAGCCGGAACACTTCCAACCCCAGTCTCGGTCCTGACCTTCCAGCGGGTTCCCGTTTAGTTCATCAAACCATTCCCATTCTGCGTGCCGTACTGGTTCGCAGTCTTTTTTACGCTTTTTCGCCTCCGCCAATGCAAGGATTGCCATACCGTGCGATCCAATAAGGTCAAGTACATCATTCGGCATAAGCCCTGTATCTTCATACTCTGCAAGCCTGCGGGCAGCTGCAATATAGTCATGATCCTTAACAAAGACGCCGTAAATTTCCTCCGGCTCAGGGAAATCCTTAACCCATTCAGTAAGCCGTTCCATCTAATCTCCTCCTCTCAGCAGTGCCGCAACCCCAAAACCGATTACGGCACCAATGGTTAAGCCTATCAGCAACATAATCATAGATAATCCCCCATTTCAATTTGCCCCGACATCACATCGTACTCCATCCACCAGTTAAATACATCGGTCCCTGTTAGCCAATCATATGAAGGATTCCCACGCCGTTTCCGCACCTCCAGCATCCTGTCAAATGCTAAGATATACGCCGTCTTGTATTTCGGCCACCGCTCAAATTCGGCCTCGCGTTTGCGTTTCCCGGCTAGCGGACACCCGACGCATCCAACCCTGTCAAATCCCTCCGCATATAGTGGATTCACCGGCACATGGTTTTCCTCAATGTAGTGCCAAACGTCTTCGTCCTCCCAGTCAATGATTGGATTGCAAACCCGTTTCGCTTTGATTGAGCAATTTTCAAACAGCAGCCGATCCGGGTCATTGTCGTTGATGATGATCCGTTTCTCCTTGTTTCGGTGGCTCCGCTCGAACGCTCCACGGTTGTTCTTCCGGGCTGTGGATTCTGCCCAGCGTACCCCTGTGGTGATAAATTTCCCAGCGTCGCCGTGCTCTTTAAGCACCACGCAGCAGTACCTCACCAGCCGTGTAGGCGGCATGCGCGTCTGTGGAATCAAATCCCACATTGATGTGCGCTGCCCCTTGTACATTCATGCAAAGCCCTCCTATATCTTTGTACCCCGCCCCGGTGATCCTTTCCATATGTCCAGTATGGAGGAGGTGCGTTTACACCTACCTTTATAATAATGTTCCGGGACGGGGTGCAAATTCGTGATTTATGCGTTCAGCAGGTTTCCCACGCTGCCCAGCAGCGCCGTCATGGCCTTCCGGAACTTCTCCGCCTGCTCCGGCTCTGCCTTTTTGATCAGCCCCATCATACGGTTGCAGTCCTCCTGTACCGCCGTGAAATAGACCTGAAAAACCGCCGTGGAGCTGTCCGCCAGCTTCAGCCGCCGTTCCAGCTCCTCCGCTCTGGCTTCTGCCTCCGCTTTCCCGGCGACTGCCGCCGCCCGTTCTGCGTTGGCCTTGTCCATGTCGGCCTGTGCTTCCTTTTTCCCTTCGGCCTTCGCCGCCTGAGCCGCACTGCGGAGCGTTGCGGCCTCCTTGCCTGCCTTCTCTGCCTTTTTTTCGGCGGATGCCAGCTTTTTCTCCAGCTTCTCCCGCTCCTCCTGAAATTTCTGTGCTTCCTGCGCCCGAATCTCTGCCAGCATTTCTTCGCTTGGCGCTTCCACGGCCACCTCTACGGGTTTGTTCTGTAGCTCCTCCAGCTGCTGCCGAAGGCTTTCGGCCTCCGCCTTGGCCTTCCGGGCCGTTTCCTCCGCTTTCAGCGCCCCGTCTGCGGCCTGATCTACGGTTTCCTTCCACCGCTGGGCTTCCATTTTGGAGTTGGCTGCGGCCTGATTCACAGCATTCTTCCACTTCTGGGCTTCCTTTTTGGCCTCGTCCCGCTCCCGTATCGCCTTTTCCAGCTCCCGCGTGGACATCCCGTCCACATCGTTCTCCGTCAGAAAGTCGTCCATTTCCTCCTCCGGTACCGCCAGCAGCTTCAATGCCTTGGTGTAGGGGAGATTCATAATTGCTTCGGATTTCGGGTCAGAAAACAGGCTCACCTGCTCCGAACCGAACCGCTCGTACATTTTCATGTAATTCTGGGCGGTGGACTGGCTGAACTGTACCTTCTCCTCCAGCCAGTTTCCCCATTCTCCGTGCGGAACCACCGCCTTCGCCTCGCATAGCCGCTTGCCGATCTCCACGGCGTAGCTCATAACCACCACCCGTGCCTGCTGCTGTAGACTCCGGATCTCTACCGCCAGTACCGCAGGATCCGCCTGCGGCTTCTGGATGTTCTGTATCTCGTTCATGCTGTTTCGTCCTTTCTGCTTGCCTTGCCGGTTCTCTTGCTCCCGGCCTTTACCCAGCCCAGCCATTCACTGAGGAATGGCCGGAACCTGTCTTCTGGCTTTCTTGCCCGTCTCCCGTTCCCAAGAAATTCGTTCCGGTACCCGTGGATCTGCACGATCGTGTTGTCCTTTTCCCGGATCTCGATGCAAATGTATGGCGTTCCCGGCTTCCGTTCCCGCCGAAGGAAGAGGATCGTGGTCTGTCCGGTCAGGTGCCGTGCCGCATACCCTCCTACGCAGATGTGGAGCACGTTGCCCTCCTGAATGATTTCCTCGCCGTCCTCCGGTACCTTAATCATCAGGCCGCCGCTGCGGTATTCGTACTTCTTCCTGAGCTTTTCCCGGCGTTCCCGATATTCCCTGCTTGCCTGTTCCATTGCCTTCTGTTTTTCCTCTTGGTAATAGGCTTCCATGCGCTCCCGCTCGGCCTGCGCCCGGAGCCTTGCGTACTCCGTCATTTCGTCGTGGGCTTCAAACAGATCCCGCGGCATCAGCGTGCTTTTCTGGCGCATGTCCCGTCCGGCCTTTTCCGCCATGTCCAGATAGTCTCTCCAGAAGCTCAGCTTCCTTACCTGGTCCATCACCCGCCCGGTCTGCCGCTTTATGTATTTGATCTGGTCCTTCAGGTTGATTCCTCTGCGGGTGATTTCTGCTGCGTTTTCGACCCAGTATTTCGGCCGCCCCAGCTGATCTGCGATCCCCAGTACCTCCCGGACCGGCAGTTTGAATGCCCTCCGGTTCGCCGTCAGCAGCTCTATGGATGCATTTTTGCTTTTCCGGTATAGCCCCCAGTCTGCCTTGCTGATTTTCAGGAACTCCCATGGTGTGCCTGCCTTCCAGTTTACCGTGCGGCCGTTTGCCCGTCGGCTCCATACCCATTCATTCGCCGCATCCAAAAGCCCCCACTTGCATACCAGCTCCAGCTTTGGTTTCTCTGCGTAGGCGGTCAGCTCACGAATGATTCCTGATGTTTCTATCCCGTCCTCAAACGGATCCCTGTCGATTGCATCATGCACCGCTCTCCAGTACCGCATATCGGTTTTGTCCAGCTCCTCCGTCTGCCAGAGGGAATAGACATTGTTCCCGGTTATGCCCCCGGTCTGCGGCTCTCTCGGCCTCACCGGCCCGTACCAGTCGAGTCCGGCGTATGCCCCATACAGGCCGTAGCTCTGATGATATTCCTCCGCTGTCCCCGGTGCGAAATTCCACACCTCGAATGGGATTACGTCCATGCTGGATCTCCACGGCGCATCGTATTCTTCCCGGCAAAAGGTTCGTTCGAGCCTCGCACCCACCGCCCACAGGCTCCCGCTCCGGTTGCTGAAATAAATCACATTGATGTGCCGTTTCAGGCTCGGTGCGTCATCTCTCAGTCTGCTGCTGCATTTCAGCTGCACCGGCTCCATGCAGAAGGGACATAGCACGGCTTCTCCGCTCTTCCCGCCGATCTCTGCCACGCCGCTGTTCCCGCATGCGCTGCATTGGCATAGCTTCCGTTTCTTGTCGATCCGCCGGTAAAATAGGAACTGCGGCATCCGGCTCTCAATTTCGCTCAGCGTTTCTTCCTTGATCCGGGGCCATTTCATTCCCATTGGTGCCCCCATTACAGGAAGTCCTCCAGCCGGAGCATCATGCCGGCGTTCATGTCCTTTGCATCCTCGGCCTCGTACTTGCTCATGTGAATGCTCATGTGGAACTCCACCACGCACCCCGGAAAGTAGAACCCGGCGGCCGCCTTGCAGGCGTCCAGATCGGAGATGGCCTCCCTCCGGATGGCCTTTACCACCGCATCCATGCACTCGCTGAAGCTCCCGCCCTGTACCACTGCCTGTGCGAATTCGTCATTCTGCTGGCAAAAATCCTTCAAGATTTCCGCCACATACGGAGCCATGACCTGCCCGTACCGATTTCCCTTGTATGCCTTCCGGCCATCTTCAATTTTCGTAATCGCTTCGGTTTTCACTTGATTTTCCTCCCTGCCTTGTTTATAATGTATATGGTTTCACTTGATTGCCGCCCTTGGGAGTTCCCGCTCTCTGGGCGGCTTTTCTTATGCCTCGTATACTTTTATCGTGCGGCGGATGATATCCCCACCATAGCTGTCCTTGGTCAGATCCAGAAATTCTTTAGTGGTCATACTGCCGTCCAGATCAATCCCGTGATCCTGTGCAAATGCCGTTCGCCCCTGTAGGCAGCTTCCAGTCAGCCTGTGGTGCCAGCTGAAAAAGTCCCGGTTCGTATATCGTTCGTGGAGGTCGTGCGCTTCCACAAACTTTTCAATCCGTTCCTCCTCCGGCATGTCGTCGAACAGCTTTTCAAGGAGCGCGTCCCGCGCCTCTCTCAGCGTTTTCCCGTGTGCAAACATTCCGTCCTGCTTGACTATAAAGCACTTCTTTGTCGTTAAATCCGAATGCAGGATTCTTCCCATCGCGTACGTCTCGTGACACACATCAATGAGCGTTGAGATGCCGTCAACCATGTATACCTGCTGACCATTGATTTCTTTGATTCCGTGGTCTGAGCCGTCGCCTGAGCCGTCGCCTGAGCCGTCGCCTGAGCCGCCGCTGTAGCCGTCGCTGTAGCCGTAGCCTGAGCCGTGGCCTGAGCCATCGCCTGAGCCGTCGCATAAGCCTGAGCCATCGCCTGAGCCGTCGCTGTAGCCGTCGCTGTAGCCGTAGCCTGATCCGTAGCCTGAGTCGTGGCCTAAGCCGTGGCCTGAGCCGTAGCCTGAGTCGTAGCCGGATCCTGGATTTAGAAACGCCAGTACTTTCTGTTCGATTGTTAGGCCTTCCATGGTTCCACCGCCTCGATGGATTTCACTGCCGCATCGGTGCACGGAAGAATCTCGATGGCATCCAGAACCTCCAGACTGTCTACCGTCACGGTGAACTTGCAATCCTTCGGTTGCTTTACGCCCTCCAGTGCCATCTGCATAAGGCTTGCAGCTCCGTACCATCTCCACAGGCACCGGGCATTTTTCATAATAACGTCCTGCCTATCCCGCTTTTCAATCTCGCCGTAAAATACGCCACTGCGGTCACACCGCACAATGTACTTCTGAGTTTTCATATTTGTTCCTCCTGTCAATTCCTCCAGCCGATCTGCCGCATCCACCGCAATTCTGTCCGTGTCACAACTCACGATCTCATGTTCGTTTCCGTCCCCCAGCTCCAACTTCTCAACGATCCCGTATGCGCACTTCCTGCATGCCTCGTCCTCCGGCGGCACGCTCGCACTGCACCGCAGCGCCCGAATGATTGTTCTATCCTGCTCTGTCATTCCCGTTCCTCCTTAAAATGCCCCGGTGGCCTTCAGCAGCATGATTACCAGCACGATTGCCAGCGCACCCAGACTGATTCCGTTCATGAATGCCGTCCGCTTGTCCTCTTCAATCTGCTCCGGCTCCTGAAATACCGGCGGCTTCACCGGGATCACCGTCACAGGCTGCTGGGCGTCCCGCTCCATTGCCTCCCTGTGGTTTTGGTCGCAGATTTTGATAAATCCATCCTCCTGCCGCCGTGCCTGCCGTCGTGCCTCTGCCATGGCTCTCTCGTGTGCCTCTGCCAGATAGACCGCGCTCCGGCACTTCCGCTCGATCCGCTCCTTCGGCGTCTCAATTCGCATTGTCCTTTCCCTCCTTCCGGCATTCCTTCCCGTCCAGCGCCAGCGCATAGTTCTCCAGCTTGAGATATCCCGCCACGGTGATATCCTTGTCATTTCTGGCCTTGTCCAGCAGCTTCTCCCGCTCCCTGTGGTTGGCCTGTCCCATTGCGGTCAGGTACCCTGCAAAATTTTTCCCATCCAAATTCATGTCGTTTCCTCCTAAGCATTTCCGGCACAGAATCCTTCCGTGCCGGTTTTTTATTTTCTCTAAAATGCACCGCAGAGGAATGTCTCCGTCCCGGAACCGGTGGTTTTTCCTGTCCGGCTCGTAGAGCCGTTTCCCGCAGTCAGCACACCGAAAATACACGTCTTTCATCGTTCCTCCTTTCGCGGGCGCTCCCATGGCACAATGGAGCACCCGCTTTGATAGGAGTGTATCCCAGCCATTGGCCGGTGGGCATGATAACGCTCATGCGGGCGGCGGTCACCCGCATCATTGATCCCCCCGGATCTTGTTCGGCACCCACTTCCGGTTGCTCTTGCACCTTACCCGATCCTGCTCCTTCCGCTTCAGAACTTCCTCCCGGAACTGGTGATATGCTATGTATTTCTCGCATTCTGAGTGGCACCCCATGTGCCGCTCTGGACAGTCCTTACACGGCGCGTTCATGCTCTTTTCTCCCTTCCATGGCTGCCTTGATGGCCTCCGGCGCGGTCTGCCGGATGATCTGCTCCCACGCCCGCTCCCGGTCCTTCTGCTGGATCGGGTCGGCGTGAATGACCTGCCGGTCTGATCTCCTTACTTCAATCATCCGGTTTCCCTCCCAGCTCGATTACCAACACATCGTCCTCAATGTGCCATCCCCTTACCGTGTGCAGCATCGTCCACACGGGCCACCCCTTGTCCTCCGTTGCTTCCCCGTTCAGGATGAAGCACTTCCGGTTCGCCCAGACCGCCGCCGCCAGAAAATCCGGATCGTTCCCCAGCAGCTCATACGGATTATTCCTTGCTACCTTCATGTCTCTCCCCTCAATCCAGCGTCGGCGTTACCGCGCCGCCAACCAGCGATTCCGGCAAGATGGATACCTCATAGTGGTACGGGTCTACATCAGCCCCGGACACGTCTTGTACAATGTAGGTGGTCCATTCACTCAGATAGATAAAGTCCTTTTTGTATGTGTTCTTTCCTACTTCGCTGATAATTGTCAGCTCGTTTTTATCGCTGTTCTGCATGGAGAATGTCCCCGTCAGCTCATAGAGCACCTGGTTATTTCTCACGTTGATTACCGTGATCTTCCGCTCCACGTTAAAGTTGTCGGCTTCCTTCGACACATTGTGGTTCACCATGCAGCTTTTTGTGCAGCCGCTCAGCACCAATGCGCACATGGTGCTGACCGCCGCCAGCTTAATTCCTCTCTTCCAGTTCTTCATCCTTGTCCTCCTTCTTCTGTACCCGCTCTGCCGCTTCCTCGATCTTTGCGAGGAAGTACCCCTTGTCAAACTCGCTGAGCTGCGGGAATCCCTCCCGGATCACCTCAGCCATTTTCTTTTCCTGTTCAGACATATTCTGTCCTCCTTTCTTCTTGCTCCGCCTCCCATCCCGTGGTAAAATCCCACTGGAAGGAGGAGATACCAATGACAATCCAAGACCTTGACACGCAGCTTTCCGACGCAAAACTGAAATATTCTCAGCGTACCCAGCAGTGCCTTTCCCGTTGTGATCTTGACAGTTCTACAACTCAGGTGCTTGACGATTTGTCTCGCTACACGTTTGAGTTGTTTGATTCCTTCAAGTCCTCAATCGTTGACTATTTGCAAGACAAATAATTTCCCGAAACCGTCAGTTGCCGCTGGCGGTTTCATTTGTCAGCGTCATGCTCATTCCGATTGTTGCCCAGTGCAGTTCGCTTTCCAGCTCACTTACGCGATTAAGCGCTTTGCTTAGCTGTTCTACTGCATCCATCAGTTCGCTTACCTGCTCCTGCGTCTTTTCCAGATCCTTCAGATCAATTCTCAGTACCATTTCTCCCCCTCCTTTCTTCGTTTTATCTTGTATAGCTATAATATATCCGTGATAGCTATTTGTCAATAGCTTTTTTTGATTTTTTCTTGACATTTATATCTTTTATTGCTATTATATATTCAGACAGGAGGTGATTATATGTCTCTTGGCAGCAGGATTCGACTCGTGCGCTCGCAATCTGGTCTAAACCAGACAGAGTTCGGGCAACGGATTGGAGCCGCGCAAAACACCGTTTCTGCGTGGGAAAAGGATAAAGTCATCCCGGCTGATTCCGCCATTGTCAGTATTTGTCGGACTTTTAATGTCCGTAAAGACTGGCTCTTAACCGGCGAGGAACCCATGGCTGTTCAGCAGCCAAAGGATGATGTCCTAATGGACTTTTTTAATTCCGTTTTGGACAATCAGCCAGAATCCATCCGCAGGCGCTTTGTTTCCGCTCTTTCCTCCTTTACCCCGGAGGACTGGGAAGCCGCCGCCGCGCTCATGCAGAAACTTGTAAAAGGAATGGAGTAGGGTTCGCCCTGCTCCATTCCTTTTGTCGTTTTACCTGTCAATTTGTCCCCGTCGCTTGCCTTTTCCCGCTCCCGGTGGTATGCTTGCCCTATCTAAATAAAAGGGGAGATATTTATGCAGAACACCTATACGCCGCCCGTTCCCACCGCCGATGTTGACCCCGGCAGTATTGTTGCCATCTTAGTTAAAACGGCCGCTGTCGTGTTTGGCATCGCTGGTGTGATTGGCTCTCTTATTCTCGGCAATACTTATAAAATCGTCGAGCTTGCACAGTACTCTTGGGATGACCCGATAACGCGGTTTAACTGGGGCATTGCGCTTTCCGGTATTGTTGGGTCTGCGCTCTGTGCGATCCTATTGTACGCTTTCGGCGAGTTGATTTCCATGCAATACGAGGCAGGCCGGAAGCAGGACGAGATTTCCGCCCAGCTGAAAAAGATTTCTTCCCAGCTGGAAGCCTCCGCTGCACCCCAGCCGGATCCCACAGATCCCCCCGCATAGCAGAAAAGGAGCAGGGCATTTGCCCCGCTCCTTTTTTTATTCTCCCTTGACCCGCCCCGCGGCGAATCGCCAGATCAGCCACAAATCCCGTTCGTTTTCGCACCGGTCTACCAGCTTCTTGATTACCTCCCTGTACTGTTCTTTCATATGTACCTCCCATTTTGCCCTCTATAATTACCGTATTTCCCTTTTCCATTTTTTCGGTTTTGTAGCTTGCGCATTTTATCGGATTTTGCTATAATATTCTTTAGTAATAATTTTTGCCCACCGCTTTCTCTTTTTTGTTGTCTCTTTTGGTTCTGTCTCTGGCGGTGGGTATTCCTCATGGCACCGCATCATTGCTTTAACCTCCCCCTGTCTCCCTTTGTGCTTCCATGGTATCACAGTTTTATTTGGTATACAATACCATTTTTGTGCCATTTAGTGTGCAAATTACGTTCAACTTTGCACTTTTATGTGCAATATTCCCAATTTTAGAAATGAGGTGTCCATAATGTCGGCGCAGCAGATCGAATTGCTGAAGAAAATCCGGAGAATGAAGGAAGCAAAGGCTTTAACCTATCAGCAGATTGTGGATGCCTGCATTTCCGCTGGCGAGCCAATCAGCCTGAATACCGTCCGTAAAATTCTCACCGCCCCGCTGGAAGAAGCGGTGCAGTGCCGCACAGTCAATATTCAGGCGGTTGCCCGTGCGGTCATCGGGAACGCCTATAACCCGGATACCGTCCCCCGTGAGGATTTGGATGCGCTCCAGTCTCTTCTCGCTGCCCGCGAAGAAATTGACCGGGAGCGTCAGCATGGAATCGCCGAGCGTTCCGCCCAGATTGAGCGTATGCAGCATACCATTGATGAGCAGCAGGCCGAGATTAAGCGAAAATCCCATACGATTAAGATAATGATCCTCTGGGCGGCAATTGTCACCGTGATTTTAATCGGCGTAACTGCCGGATTCCTTGCTTATCTCATTTGGGACTTCATGCATCCCGATGTTGGGATCATGGGGTAAATAAAAAAGACCGTCCCGGCGGTGGGCGCCGAAACGGTCTATACAGTGCGATGTCGGGGAGACATTCAGATGATATTTCATTCTCTGGAGGAACCAGCCGGAATATCCATCTGCGAACTGTAGGTATATTTTAACGTGGTTCCTCCAGAATGTCAAGTATAGAGGTGTAAAATGATACATGGAGCTTTTATTCTCGCCCGCTATTCCACTGAAAACCAGTCTGAGGCCAGTATTGAGGTTCAGGTGGAACGCTGCCGGGAATGGTGTGGAAAGCAGAGCCTTCCGGTTCTGGACGTGTTTGCAGATCGTGCGATTTCCGGCATGAAGGAAACCCGCCCGGAGTACCAGCGCATGATGCAGGCGTTGTATGCCGGTGGTGCTGACACCGTTGTGATTTACGACCAGTCCCGTATGTTCCGGAATATGGTCTATTGGTTCCAGTTCCGTGAAGCGCTTCAGCGCATCGGCGTACACGTTGTATCAGTCACGCAGCCTACGGTAGGCGGCGATCTCAATGACCCGGCTGTTTTCCTCAACGAGGGCGTTACCGCCTTGTTTAACCAGATGTGGGTTTTGCAGACCCAGCAGAAGGTTAGGGAGGGTGTACGTCAACGGGCAAAATCCGGCAGGCACACAGGTGGAATTCCGGCACTCGGCTATAAGGTTGAAAATGAGCGTCTTGTGATCGACGAGACGGAGGCTGAAACCGTCCGCCTGATTTTCGGCCTGTACGCCGCCGGCCAGAGCTATACCGAAATCATCGGTGAGCTGAACCGCCGTTGCCTGAAAACAAAGCGTGGCCGCCCCTTCGGCAAAAACAGTCTCCACGACCTGCTCAAAAATGAGAAATACGTGGGGCGCGTCCTGTTCGGCGGGAAGCCGGTCAGCTATGACGGCACCCGCAATTCCCACGCCGCCCGCGGCGAGCATTTGGTATCTGCCTGCCCCGCCATCGTGTCACAGGAGTTGTTCGATGCGGTTCAGCAGCGTCTATTAAAAAACAGGCGTAGTCCTGGTAGGAGTGTTGTAAATATGGATCAGCCCTTAAAAGGTAAAGTGTTCTGCGGTGACTGCGGCAGCGCCATGACGATATGTTATGTCATTGCGCAGAAGACGCACTCTCGGTATGCCTATTATAAATGCGCCGCAAAAAAGCGCGGCCTGTCCTGTCCCTCCAAGATGATCCGGAAGGACGAACTGGAGGATATCGTTGCATCCTCCGTTTTGGATATGTTGGGTCACCCGAATGCCCGTGCTACTCTGCTGGATGTCCTGCGCACCCAGCGCAATGAATTCGCCAAGGTTTCCGCTCCTCGATTGGATGCCCTGAAAAAAGAGCATTCCGTGCTCCAGACAAAAATCAGGAATAGCGTAGAAGCCATCATGAACGGTCTGTCTTCCCCTGAGCTTATTGCTCAGACCAACGCCGCCGAAGCTCGTAAAGCGGAGGTCGAAGCCGAACTGAAAACATTGCAGGATGTAATTGAACATCAGGGCATCCCGGATGCTGACTTGCCGCGTCTTCTGGATAAGCTGATAAAAAACGCCAAGTCAAACTCTGCCGCTCTGCTGTCAACCGTCCTGCGCGTAGAGGTATACCCGGAGACTATAAAGATTTGGACTATTTTTGACGATAACCCCCCTGACCGCAACGATAAAATCAATAAAAAGACCGTGCCGGATATTCTCCCCATAGACGTAAATATGGACCCCACATTTATGCATAAATGTGGGGACGCCCTCTGGCGTACCAACATTTATGCAAAACACGAGATTGTTATTGCGATTCTTGCGGCTCGTCCGCAGAAAATAAGGTGAGGGCATTTGCCCTCACCTTATTTTTATCTCTCCACGATCCCGTGATAGTACGCACTCAGTTTCTCCTCCGGTCCCGGCCCGTCCTTGTCGAACAGAAATGCCTTTGCCATTTCCGCATAGAATTCCGCTTTGTTGCAGTTGTTTTTCTGCGCCACACCGGAATAATCAGAGTACATCATGTTCATGGTGACGTTCCACATCTCCGGCGTTACATGCTCCATGATGACGCCGACACCTTTTGCGGATTCCGTGGTCTGCTCCACGGTCCAATGCCCCCCGGTGCTCCCGTCCTCATTTTTCATGCGGTGGTTCCACTGCTCCGCATCTTCTGCCGTGAATTCGTCCCCATGGCATATGCATCTTTCCATGTCGTTGACGTGTTCCCAGCACTCTATCAATGCATTTACCGCCTCCATGGATCGTGTCCCGATTGGCTGCCCGAGGCAGTCAGCCAGTTCCTTTTTCAGTTTGGCCTTGTAATCTTTCAACTCGCATTTCATCGTCCGCTCCCCCTTATGCCAGCTTTACGGCACTGGCGCATACGTGGGAGATTGTCCCAGCCACGCCGCCGAGAGTGGCGCTGATGGTGGGGGTTCCATTGCAGCACACCGGGATATAGATCGTAGTCTCTGCGTGGAGCGTGTACACAGATCCAGCCGCTACCGTTGCCTGTGCGTTAAGGCATGGGAGCGTTGTCGTGTCTTTAAGGCCCTGTAGGACCGCCACCCCCGCAGCGCTGGGCGTAAGTGTTACGTCATAGGAAACGCGGTAAAGTCCGGAGGCGTTGATCTGGAAGCCCCCTGCGACTGTATCCACAGAGCATCCGGTGTCAGTGTTGAGCACACCCAGCACGGATACGGGGGTGCCGGTGGCAACAAACGCCTGTGATGCGTCGTTATAAGCGTTCTGCGCGCTCTTATAGTGGGGATTTTTAAGATTTCTGTTGCAACTCATATTGTTCTCCTTTCAAAAATGCCCGGGGCAAATCCGCCCCGGGCTTATCGCTGTTAGAGCGGTTGATTTGGTTATGCGCACCCGCAGCCGCTATTGCAGCCGCAGAATGGAGATGGTCCGGCCGTGTAAGTGTAACCGTTTGGATAACGAACAACACCGTACATGCGGTTGTCGGCCTCCAGCGAATTCACCTTGTCGCGGAGCTGCTGGATTTCGTTTGCCTGCATCATGGCGCGGGTCTGTTCGCCCTCCGCATGAATTGCGGTGGTAATATCGCAGGTCTGCCGATCAATCTGCGCGGACAGGTTCGCAGTCGCAAGCCGGTTCTCGCAGCAGCACTGAGCAAGCTGGCTCTGGATGCTGTTCCCAGTGGTCATCACCGTCTGGGTTAGCTGACCGAAATCGCCCTGCATCTCATATCCGAGATTGCAGATGCCGTTTCCGATGTTGGTCAGCCTGTCATTGATCTGACCGAACTGCTGGCCGAACAGGATTTCCTGCTGGCTTGCAGCTGTGGCATATTGCCCGAATTCGCTCTGCCGGTTGAAGCCATTCCAGCCGCCTCCCATAATGACGAACAGAAACAGGATGATAATCCACCATGCACCGTTACCCGCCATTCCGTCAGCGTCCTTTGTCACGGCAGCGAGATCGGAAAGAGAATAGTTTTCCATTTTACCACTCCTTTTTTAATTTATATAATCCCGTTGCGCACCCGGGGTTATTTCAGGAATTGTGAGAATTTCTCCGCCTGTGCTTTCAGCTGTTCAAACTGCTCCTGCGTCATTTGCCCCGACGCAAGCAGCTGTTCAACCTTCTGTTTTGCTCCCGCCGGTGTCATTCCGGCGGCGAATTTGCGAAACTCAGAAATCATAGCAAGCGGGTTATTTGCTGCTGTTTTTTGCGGCTGGCTTTGCCGCAGAAATTGGCTCAGTGGGTTTGTCATTTATAGCTGCCTCCAATCTTGCTATACGCTCTTCCAGGCTCCGTACGTCAACCGCTGGAGTCTCCTTGTGGGGTGATATGTCAAATGCCTGTACGGTCTTATAGCCTGCACCGTCTGTCTGGCAAAGCCAGATCATTGGTGCAGTATCATCCATCACAATAGCATTGCTGTTTGGTGCCATCTGGAGCGCCTGCGCTCCATTTTGTCCATTGACATGTATTACCTCATATCTTGGTGCCTGCTGCTGGGGTTGCTGGTTGTAGTAGTTGCCATAGCCCTGATACGGTGCATTGTAAGCTCCATACCCATATGCCATTTGCCTCACCTCCTGCTTACATAATAGCCCCGCTTCCTCCCGTTCACCATGCGGTAAAATGATCGTGATTTTATTGATTTTTTACGAAAAAAATATCAATAAATTCTTGACATTTACACACGTGTGTAGCAAAATAAAGACAGTTAAGGGAGATACACAATAAAATAATGGAGGAATCACAATGATTAAGTATCAAGCGATCAGAAGCGGAGAGCACGAGGAACACCTATGCCGCGGGGTAGAAACGATAATTCTCAATCCGGAAGACTATCTGTGTGATGAGGCCGGGATCAGCGAGGTTCTCGGTGAATTCGACACACTGGAAGAAGCAATCGAAGAGGCAAAGGCCTATGGTTCATTGAGAATTTCTGCCGCAACATTCGGTTTTTATGTCGAGGTCATTTCCGTCTGGAAATGTGAGTACGACGAAAACGGCGAGTACGAGCAGGGAGATGTACAGTGGGTTTCCCCTCTCCCCGCTCAGTTTGAGGCAAAAAATGGACTGTTTTTCAAGCGGAGTGCATGGAACGAAAATCACTATGATCTCAAAGAAAGCAAGGTGTAGCAATGACCCCATCAGAACAGATTAAGGAAATCCGGGCAAGCACCGGATTGTCACAGAAAAAATTTGCAGAAAAAACGGGGGTTCCGGTGCGAACCCTCGTATCTTGGGAAGCCGGAGACAGGAAGCCTCCATCCTATGCAATCCAGCTTCTCCGGCTGGCTGTGCAGGCTTTGCCGAATGTACGAGAGCAATAATTAAAGCAACGGAAAATGCTCCGATGAACCGAGAGATTCTGGGAGAATACTACACTAAAGAGCTTATGTTTTAATTTAACAGCTACTTGACAATACCGTAACATCCGTGCTATGATGCTCTCGTCAGGGTTAAGCCCTGCGGATCGTAATGGTCCACCAGCCCTCAATTGTAGTTCCCCTTTTTCTCGTAGTGGTTACTAAGCGGATCCTCAAAGGGCAGAAAAATCCCCCACCTTTCGGTGGGGGATTTTTTCATACCCGATTCATTTTTCTTTTCACTTTTCCAGACAAATAGCGTATTCCGCCGGTGGAATACTCCATTCTCTCTCCGCATTCCTCAATTGTGAAGCCTGCGGCTCTCAGGTCGAAGAATTCCCGCTCCGCATCAGTAAAATTGCATGCCCTCCGGAAATGCTCCAGCTCCGGTGTCGTGTAGTCCTTGATCTGCATCCCCGTCACCTCCTCGGCTCATTCCCGGTTGCAGATGATGATCGTCCGCACTGCGCTCTCCGGAAGATCCAGCACCAGCTCATCGCCGCTTCCGCTCTTCCCATTTACCTTCCCTTTATCAATTAACTTGTCCATCTCCTGCCGGTAATAGGTCGGCAACTCCTTCAGCAGGTGGTAATACCGCTCCATCGGCTGTAGCCGTCCGTCAGCCCCCACGCCAACCAGCATGTTTGTTACCATCGCTCCGTCTGCGCCCAGATAATAGGTGTCGTTTCTCTCCGTCTGCCATGCATTTCCCATCATATAGCCCTCCTTGTCGAAGCTGTACCATTTCCCGTCGATCTTCGCCCAGCGGTTTGCATAGAAGCTGCTCTCGCTGTCTGCGTACCACCATCCCCTGCTGTCCTTATGCCAGCCCACGGTGTAGCGCTTCACGTCCCCAGCCATGGTGGCCTTTACGTCCTTGCGGAACCCGTCCATGGTATAGCTGAGTCCCAGCCCCTTCCACAGATGTTCCGGGTCGCCGTGGTTGGATGCAACGCCACGAAGGTGTCCCTCATGATGGCTGATGATAACGCCATTATTTAGCGGGTTCAGACCATACTGCTTGCACAACTGGGCGAACAGCTGCACCGCTGTCTGATACGTTCCCTGTGCCTGCGCCCGTGCGGCCTCCAAATCCAGCACCCGGAAGGAACTGCCGCCGGTATACTTGATCTGGCTTGGCTCCGTCATTTCAACTCCTACGTGGGTGTTGTTGGCATTTCCGGCGCAGTGCCAGCCACGGTAATTCCATGGGAGGCACTGATATACCGTGCCGTCCGCCTGCACCACAGCATGGACAGCAACCTCAATGCCGCTTCGGTTCCACTGCTTGGCGAATACTTCCGCACTGGGCTGGGCGCACCCTACGCTGTGGAGCATTAAGCCCTGCGGCCCCCGGTTCTGGAACGCCGTGTACCGGCTGTCCACTTTCCCCACGTTGTTCTTGTAGCACGTATTGTTCAGACTGTAATACTTAATCAGTTGCATTTTCGTCTCCCCCATCTCCGGTCTTATCCTCTCCGGTTTTGTCAATGGTTTTCAGGCTGATTTTCATCACCTTGACCAGCCATGACGGCACTTTCGCCCCCAGCTTTACCGAGTTCTCCAGAATACTCCCCGCCTCCGTGATGATGTACCACGCCAGCACCAGCGGCAGGAGCCATCCGCGCCACGTGAAATCAAACGGCAGATGCTCACTGATAACCAGAAATACCGAATCCGTGATTCCTGCTACCAGCACCACCAGAATCATCCCCGCCTTGTGCCATAGCCCCTGTCTTGCCGTTTTGCTGCTCCACTCGCTGTCTTTGCATGCTGCAAACGTTCCGCTGATATAGTCCAGCAACATCACCGCAACCCATACCACGCCCATGATGCCCTTCCATCCCAGAATGGTTCCCATTGCCGTAAGAAACGTCGCCATTGCCGCCTTGATTTCTAACATTCTCTCGTTCATCTCGTTTCCTCCTTATCCTACTTTGCCTCGCACATAATAGTCCAGCCGTCCGCTGATCCCTGCCGTGCTGGACGTTCTTACTAGATAATAGCCTGGAGGATTGTTATTGTCTCCAGCGGTCCATGACCACAAAAATCCTCCATATCCTGAGCTGTTCCAGACCGCTTGTGCTTTCGCATCCTGCACCGCAAATGGATACGCCGTTCTTGTCAACCCGTTCGACCTGTACAGCCCGCCCAGGCTTGTGCTCGTGCTTATTCCTGTCAGGTTTTCAGATCTCCACAGTTCGCAGCTCCCATCGTTGTGTATTACATAATCCCATCCATTCCCATTTCCTCTTGCTTCTCTATTCCAGCTGGTCCAGGCATTGTTTACAAACATTCTAATTGACACTGCGCTGTCTGCATATCCTATAAAAGTTTGTAAGATATTCCCGGAGCTAAACACCTTTAGGAACCCCCACTGCCCACCTGGAACATCCGTTGTGATTCCCGGATTGATCCAGTACATTCCTGCTTCCGTATAGTTGTCCATTGATGCATACTGTGTTTCTGTATTTAAATTCTGCATCGCGTTCAGCATCCTTCTGGATTCTGCGATCGCTGCCGTATTCGCGCTGATTTTCTCCGTATTCGCTGCAAGCTGCTGCCCGAACTTTCTTGCGCTTTCTGCATATCCGCTTCCGCCGCCCTGTGCTATGCCGCTTGATATGCTCTGTGTCAGTGACCGCTTGCTGGTTCCCAGCGTAACGCTGTTCCCGGTCGGGTTCCATGGCTCAATGTGGAGCTTTGTGCAGAGCATTTTCGTATTCAGGCCGTGCGGTCTGGATGTCACCTGTACATGATCCCCCAGCCAAATCTCATCAATGTCCACATCCACCAGATGGAGATCTACGGCGTTCAGCGTGATCGTTGTCGTGGTTTTGATCTGCTCTTCCAGCCATGCATTCGCCTTGGTCAGCAAGTTCGCCGGTTCGGTCACATCGTCCCACACGTTCGTCCCCCAAATTCTGCCCCATCTTGCGATCCCTTCTGCATTTTCCACGTACATCTGCCCATTGTTTACGGACCGCACCGTGACCCGGTTCCCGTGCCATAGCGTTGTCCCGGCGGCCTCCGGCTCCTCCATGTATTTGTCGGTGCTGTTTTCGTTGGTGCCGTTCTGGTCGATTCGCGCACCGAATGGATATAAAACCGTCACGACGTCTTCTGCCTCGATGTACTCTTCGATATCCAGCAGGTTCTCTCCGAATTTGACCGTCTGCCCGCTTTCCTCCGTCAGCTCCTTGAGATAGTCGATGTAGTAGACATCCCCGGATTTCCTTACCATCAGATACCCGCCCAGCGCATCGATCAGCCGCCTTGAAATGATCTCCCAGCAGGAAATCGCCGAATCGCTGCTCCGTACCAGAACCCCGTTGTTGTCCGGATCTGTCACGGTCACGTTCCCCAGTTTAAATTGCTTCCAGCTTTCCACCTGGGCATTGTGGGTGTTTACGATCAGTGTCAAAAACTCCGCCACGCTCCCCTTAAAGGCGAACGGCTGGAGCATGGAATCGCAAAAGAACGCCAGCTGTCCCTCGCAGTAAACCTCCAGATTGTTGTAAAAATCCTTGCTTACCTCTGCTACACGTCCCCGAAACACCTCTTTCGTTCCGTTGTTTGCGGTAATGATTTGCCCCAGCGTGACCATTTTGTAGTGGGGGTTGTTCATCGGCACCGTAAACTTCATGGATCCGTGGGCGTTCAGCTCCATGTCGATCTCCACGTCCGTCACCAGCACCCCGGAATCATACAGATTCGGGTTGCTGATGCAGGCGGCGCCAGCGTAGATTTTCCACAGCTTCGGGTTGGATGCAATGCTCATAGCGTTCCCTCCTGATAGGAAATGGTGACATTCGGGTTCCCCGTTGTCGATCCTGTTGCGTTAAATGCAAATGTCGTACCTTCCTCCCGGATCACCACATCGTCATTGTGGAAATACGCCCCCGGAGTCGTGTTTGCCGGAACCGTGTACCGCTGCCCGTTTACCGTCATATAGCACGGCACGTCTGCGCTGACCGTCGGAATTGCCGGTTTTACAGATCCGGCTACCGTTACCACCGCATTGGCCGACATATGCGCTAATACCTGCACCTCTGACGTGCTCCCTTTTGCAGTTACCTTTATCAGTTGCCACTTATACCCTTCCGCCTCTATTTCACTTTTCTTTTTTGTTATGGCGACACCCTTGGACCCCATTTGCGCTGTCCCTGCATAGTTGATTCCCGCAAATTCCATACTCCATGACGCTTTACCGGTAAGCGATTTTTCAAACACAAGTGACACCGAATCATAGATGCTCCAGTCCACCGACGGAAAGTTTTCTGTTCCGAACTGTATCGTGACCGTCCCTGCATTTTCCGTATACGTCCCCATCTGCTTGATGTCCTTCTGCTCCTCTGCCGTCAGCGCCACGGTCACCACGGTAGTCTCCCGCTTTGTTTTAAACGGTCTGACCGTGGCCTTCACCACCGGGAACGACATCTTGTCATCCGCGCCCCATTCCTCCACGGTCACCCGGCCCTCATAGTAATACTCCGGATCGTCGCTGCATACGATGGTGCATGCTCTGCCATGCACCGCCGCCAACAGCTGTTGATAGATCCCGTTCCACTTGGTGCGCTTTTCCCGGCACAGGAACGGGAACTCCAGTTCCCGATCCTGATAGGTAACCGCCCCCGTGATGCTCTCCGTGAGGTCCAGCGACCCGTTCCGTCCCGGCACCTCCACCATATAGGTGTTGGGCTTCGGCGGCGATACGATTACCGGCTCCTCCAGATACAGCCCCCAGTCCTCCAGCGAGTGGAACGACACGGTCGTTCCACCCTGTTTTCTGGTGAACTGCACGTAGTGATAGTGTTCAGTTTCCACGGCTCTTTCTCCTTTCCGTCATCCCCATATTGTCATCTACATATGGAGATATCGCCTTTGCCAGCTCCTTCATGCTGATACTCTTTCCCGCCTTCATTTCCTTTAGCATTTCCGGCAGGTACTTCTCCAGAATGTCCCGGAGCCACGTTTCGTCTGCTTCGTCTGCGGCTCTTGCCGCCGTCCCGCTCCGCTCCCTGATTGTCGTTGGTGTATAGGCGCTTTCTTTCGCCATCGCCTGCGCCGCCTTGGTCACGGTGTCCACATTCTCCGTGATGCCCCTTGCAAACCCCTCGTCATAGTACCGTCCGATCTCCGCCATCACACGGGAAGGGGAGTGGATCCCCAGTGTCTCCTTTGCGGCGTTATATGCGTTCTGTGCGGCGTTGATTGCCGCCCGCTTAATGAGATAGCTTGCCGCAGAAACGCCTTGTGCAACGCCGGAGGAGATGTTCCAGCCCAAGTTGTACCAGCTGACGCTGTTGATTGCGCTGGACGCAGCATTTGCAACGGATCCCGCCGCCACCGAGACGCTGTTCTTGTTGGTCAGCATCCCGACCTTGATCTGCGTGACCCACTTGGTTCCCGCCGTCTTAAAGTCCGGTGCTTTGTTCTCCACGCCGCTGACTGCCGCATCGGCTACCGTCTCCGCCGCATTGACCACAGTTTCCGTCTGGCCTTCCATGCCCGCCGCGGCCTGTTCCATGGTCTCCGCGCCGGCGCTCTCCATGTCGGTTTCGGTCAGTGCGTTCGCCGCGTCTGTTCCCACGCCCGTCATGACGTCTACTCCGGACTGCTTGTTGTTCTCGATCCCAAGATAATAGGCCAGAACCGCTTCCGCACCCGCCTGATCCATCATCGGGCCAAACGTGTCGAACGTCCACTGTATATTCTGCGCCATCGATGCAACCTGATCCGCAGCTCCGATCCCCATGTTCTGCATGACCTGCACAAACTTTATTGCGTTTGCGTCTCCGCTTGCTACCGCCGCATCCATCAGCGTTTGTATGTTTGTATTCCAGCTTTGATATGCTGTGATGTTGGATTGCAGGTTGCTTGCCATCGTGCTCAGGTTCATATCCAGACTGGTATCCAGCTTTTCAAACCCATTCACTACGTTGTCAAAAGCCGATCCTACGCCCTTGCCCCATTCGTCCGCGGTGATCTCATTGTCAATGAGCCACTGGGACAGGTTCTCCAGCGGTACGCCCATGCCCTCAACGATGCTCACATAGTAGCCGTAGCTGTCCGCCAGCTCTTGATTGGTTGCAAGCAGGTTGAGCTGTGCCAACTGCTGCTCCACCATCGCCACGGTTGCCTCGTCAGCCTTGTCCTTGTACTGCTCGAAGGTCTTTTTCAGGTCGTCGTACTTATCCCGGAGGTCGGTTCCGCTTTCGATTGCCGCCATGGTTTCGCCGTACAGGTCATTCATCTTCTCATTGGCTTCCGCTGTCTTCTCTGACAGTTTTGCCATATCCTCCGATGTTGCGTTCGCCTCGTCTCCCAGCCCCTCTGTCGCATCCGTAGCATCAGATGTCCCGCCGCTCAGTTCCTGTATCTCCGATGTTGTAGCATCAATTTCTTCCTGATACCCGTTTACGGCTTCCGTGTCCCGTTCCACCTGGTCGTTCCAGAATTCCATATCTTCTTTCGCATCATTGAGCGCGTCCTTGTATTCTGAAACCGTGCTTGGAGATTCCCCCAGATGTTCATTGTATTCTGCCAGTGCATTGTCATACGCCGTTTGAGCCGCAGCAGCTTCTCCCATAGAATCCGCAAGCGTATCCTGAGCGCCCGCCATTTTTTCTTGCAATTTCCCCAGCAGCTCGTAGTCTTCCTCTATTTTGTCCTGATTCGCCATGGCCTGAGCCGCCGCAAGAATTGCTTCTGTGCTAAGGTTCACGCTGTTGCTCAGCCCGTCATATTCCAGCGCCAAATCTGGGATTTTACCGTTCAGCGTGCTCACAATCGCCGAGATTTCCTTCTGTTCCGCAGCGTTTACGGATGACTTGCTTGTCAATTCCGTAAGCCTTGCCACGAGCGCCGAAATATTGTCGCTTTCCTGCCCGATGGAATCCATAGTTGCTTGGTGCGTTGCCCTGAAATTTTCTTCTGCCCCGCCTGTTTCCATGAATGCAGATACCGCTACGCCCAGCGCAATAGAAATTGCTCCAACTGCCAGCCCTACAGGCCCAAGCGCTGCTCCCAATGCCCCCTGCACGGCCTCAAATGCCTTTACCGCCACTGTTGCCACTGTTATCGCTGTTGTAAACGCTCCTAAAGCTGTTACTGCGCCCATCACGACGGGAGCCGCTATTTCAGTATTTTCTACAAATCCCGTTAGCCCATTTAATACGCCGGTAAACCACTCTGCCAGCTTCCCCAGCGCAGGTGTCAGTTTGTCTCCTACCGCAATTTGCAGATCCTCCATAGCGTTTTTCATGACCTTCACTTGGCCCGTGTAGGTATCCAGCTGAATATTTGACATTTCGTCTGCTGCTCCGGAACAATCTGCAATAGATTCCGTCAGCGCGTTCCAGTCTTCTTCGCTGGAGTTTACGATTGCCAGCAGCCCCTTCATGCCGCGCTGCCCGGCCAGCATATAAGCGTTGTTGACCTTTTCTTCCTCGGTCATTCCAGCAAATGCGTCCCGCAGCTCGTTCAAAAACTGCCCCAGCGGCTTTGCCTGCCCGCTGGTGTCGAACATGCTGAGGCCCAGATTTTCCATGGCCCCCGACGCTGTTTCATTTGCGCCGGACATTCTGGTCAGTGCCGTGGTCAGCGCTGTGCCTGCCGTCTCGGCCTTCAATCCGCTGTTCGCCATGATGCCCAGCGCCAGCGCCACATCGTCCACCGTGTAGCCCATTGCGCCCGCCGTGGTAGCGCACGCCTGAAAGCTGTTGCCCAGCAGCGCTACCGTTGTGTTGGAGTCCGCTGCCGTTTGCGCTAGTACATCCGCAAAGTGCCCCGCCTGATCCGCGCTGTAGCCGAAGGCCGTCATGGCGTCTACCACAATGTTTGTGGTAGAGCTGAGATCTTCTCCCGCCGACGCCGCAAGGCTCATGGTGCCCTGCATGGAATCCAGCATCTCCGTTGTGGTCCATCCTGCGCGGCCCATGACCTCGTAGCTCTCCGCAATGTCCTGCGCAGAGAAAATGGTGGAGCTGGCGTATTCCCGTGCCTGTCCCTCCAGTTTCCCGATTTCTTCGCTGGTTTCTCCGGTGACGGCCTGCACCGTCGCTAAGGTGTAGTGGAAGTCCGCCGAGACCTCTACGCATTCCTTTAGGATGTCCACGATCTTTTTAATGCCCCGTGCCAGCCCCACGGTCATGAGCATGGAAGAAAGCGTCTGGAATGCGTCTCCTACCTTTCCCGCGCCTTCTCCGGCCTCGTCCAGCTTGTCTGCGGCCTCCTTGGTCTCCTTCCCGAATTTATCAATCGACGTGGCGCAGTGGTCCGTGGACCGCTTTGCCTCGTCTAGATATTTCTTTGTTTTCTGGGTCTCTACGTTCAGGCTCGCTTCCGTTGCTCTGGCGTTGTTCAGCTGAATTTGCCACCGGTTTGTTTTCTCCGTGGCGCTCTGGAGCTTTCCCTCCTGAGTCGTCAGGTTTTTGTTCAGCTCTGCCTGCTTGGTATACAGCTTCCCGGTCTCCTCGGCGGCTCCGCCGGTGGATTCTTTCAGCTTCCCCATTTCGGCTTTCAGTTGATTGATCTCCGCCTGTAGCTCATTCTGCTGCTCGGTGGTGTCTCCCTCGGTCGCTTTCAGGGCTTTCATCTCTTGATTCGCCGCATCCAGCTTGGTTTTATACTCATTCCACTGCTTCCCGCTGCTCGCCGTGGACTTGTCCAGCGTTGATATCTTGTCGTTGGCCTCCTGAAGGTCTTTTTTCGTCTGCTCAATGGTGGTTTTCCAGTTCTCCTGCGCCTGTTTCCCCGCCTTTACCGCATCACTGAGGGTCTTCACCTTTTCCCTCTGCTTGTCCAGCGTCCGGGTCAGTGTTTCCATTTTGGAGGACAGCGCCGCTTCCGAGTTTGCGTTCTGCTGGAACTCGGCTGTTACCGCCGTCATTTCCGATTTCAGCACCCGCAGCTCCGAATTGATGCTGGTGATCGCCGCTTTATATTGTCTCTCGCCCACAATGCTGACCTTGGTCGAGATGCTTCTGCCGCTTGCCATTGGCTATCCTCCTATTCCTCGTATTTGTCCGTCATTCCGTGACTGCGCTTGTAGATCTCCCATAGATCCTGCACCAGTCCCACGGGCTGCTGTAGCGTTTCCTGCACGCTGAGGCCGCACCGGAGGCCGACTGCGATGTAACTCGCAGTCGAAAATTCGTCCTCCCCCGGTGCGGCCCCCATTTCACTCAGTTTTTTTTTAACGCAATGGTATCCACGTCGATCATCTCGTCCTCGTCCGGCTTGTAGTCCCTCCGGTTCCCGTACAGGATCGCGGCGTTGATGTTTGCCATTGCGTAGTTCAGCTCCCACGGGACGGCGGCATACGCAAAATATTTGCGGATTTCCTCCTGCTCCGGGTGCCGGTCTGGCTCGTATCCGTAGGCCTTGCAGGCGGCAGCCGCCTCCCGGCCCATCAAATACAGCATGTCCGCCACCCGCTCCGGCTGGTTTGTATCAATGTCCTGGTCAGCGTCCTCCCGCTGATTCCACTCGATCATCGCCCTGCCGTTCCAGAGGATCCGGAATTTCCACCCGCCGAGTTCCACCCTCGGCATGGTCAGTACGCCGCCCATTGGTTATGCCCCCTGTCCGGCCTGCGTCTTGATCCACGTGACCGCTTCTGCTTCGGTGGCGAACTCCTGATAGCTTCTTGTCGGCCCGAAGCTCGGCTCAATTGCGTTAAATGTGACCGTGGTGGATGCAAGGTTCAGGCTGGAGCCTCCGGAGCTGGACTCCTCGTCTCCCTGCACCGCCTGCGCCTTGTAGTAGAAATAGGCCTTAAAGGTCTTGGTGTTGGTCTTGTCCGCCATGGTGCGGATGTAGCCGATGCCCACATAGGGGGCGATGTCCTCCATCTTTTCGTCTACCTGCTTTTTGCCGTCCTCCCCGGTAACCGTATGTCCATACAGTGTCCCGGCTGTTACGTCCGGCACGCCCCATCCGGTCCATTCCACGCTCCAGCCGGTGGTCATGGAGATGTTCGCCACCTGCTTGTCATCGCCGTCTGCGGTTGCGTTCGCCGTGGACGGGCTGGCCTTGATGGCGTTGGTGTCGCCGATCTCCAGCGCTGCATCATAGGTCGGCTTCGCACTGTCTGTTTCCGCTTTCAGCGGGAAAATCATCATATCTCTTACGCCTACGCCAAATTTGTTGGTTGCCATAAAATCAGTCCTTTCATTCGTCTTTGTTCAAAATGTCTCGCATTCTCTGCATCACGGCAGCCTCAGCCTTGTTGACCGCTGTCTCGTTAAATGGTCTTGCGGGCTGCCCCCGCTTGCCGTATTCGTTGATGAATGCTACCTCAGCATTGCGGTTTCCCTTGCTGTTTCTGCCGTTGTAGGTGACATAGCAGACCCATCCGTCTGCGTTTCGCTTCGCGGCCTTTACGGTCAGGCTCCCCAGCGTCTGCCCTGTACGCTTTACTCCCATGGCTCTACCGGTGTTCCCGGTGTAGTCCTTCAGGAGCTTCGCCCCGGCCTCCACCGCCTCCTTGATCTGGTCCTCCGATGCGTTCAGCGCCAGCTCCGCAATGTCTCTCGACCCGCTGGCGAATATGATCTTAGCCACCGGCACCGCCGCCCAGAAACTGTACCCGCCATATGTACCGCCATTCGTTCCGATCTTCGTCGTAGGTCTGTGCCTCAAAGGTATACAGCACCTCAAGGGCCTGAAATGCCTGTTCGATCAGCCCCGGATTGACGTCATACTCGTCCACGGTGTAGTAGTCGATCTGGCAGGATGCAATGCTGCACACCGGTGCATCATCCCCAAACGCTTGTGATTTCGGTAGCTCTTGCCAGCACACAATAGGGCATTCGTCCTCTGGTGCCGCCATTACGTGGTATACGGGGATCTCCAGTTTCCCGCAGAGGCCGTCTTTAAACTCCTGCGTTGTCATTGCCCCACCTCCGTCTGGTACCGTGTCTTGCTGATTTCCAGCGTTACATCCATGCTCTCCGGTACCGTCAGCGTATTTCTGACGGTTTTTTGCACCTTATACTGCCGGTCATCTCCGCTCAGTGTTACCACGTCCCCGGATGGCTGAATGCCCGCCACCCGTGGGATGCGGATCACCTTGGAAATTTTGCTGTCCGCCTGCATGGCGGCATAATACCGGACGTCGCCCACCTTTTTCTCCGTGAACGGCACCTGCAAAAACTGCGTTGCCGCATATTTCGGCAGGTTTCCGTTACCGGCGTCGTTTTTTGTCCGATAAAATGTCGCCAGTCCATCCGTAAAGGTCTGCGGATTCAGCGGAGTTTCAATTTTTCGCATTGCCCTCCTGCTCCTCTCCGTTGACCCCGTACAGGTTTCTCAGCCGCAGGAGATCCCGCTGATAGTTCACCTCAAACATTTCCGTAGCGTCCGCTCTCACATACCGGAGATAATCAAAGAGCAGCCCCTGCGGCGTTCCCGGATTCTCAAAGTCCAGCGTTTTACCTGCGTAATCATTCAGCAGCACCTTCCCGCGCTCCAGACCGCCCTCCAGCTTGCGCCGGAGGGTCTTGTCTTGCCACGTAATCTGGAGATAGTCCAGTGCGTCATCAATCAGTGCCATGTCTGGTCATCCTTACTTCCCGGTGGTTTCTGTTGCAGTGCTCTCCTGAACGATCTTGTATGCAAGCGCAGTCAGGCCGGAGATGTCCAGCACCTCGAAGCTGGTGTTGTCCTTTGGTCTTCCGTTGCCCAGCAGCCGAATCTTGTAAACCCGGTTGTCCTCAAGGAACTGCACAGAGTCGTCGTAGGTCACAATGCCCTGCTTGCTGCCCGCTCCCAGAAGACCGATGTACTGCTTGCCCAGTCCTACCACGGCCTTGCCCTTGGGGCATCCCTCGCTTTGGATGATCTTGGTGGGGAAGGGGAGTACGTTGGATACGTAGCCGCCCGAGGGGGTCATGTAGGTGGTTGCAGGCATGATTTTGTTGAAATAGTCCTCCGGGTTGCATACCAGGATCACGTCCGTTACTCTCCGGTTTCTGCCGGTGGGCGTTTTCGCCAGCTTGGCGAGGATCGCGCCATAGGTGGATGGATCCAGCGAGGTTACCTTTGTGGCGGTCTTCTGGGGATAGGTGGTCAGACCGGACGATCCGTCCGTGTTGCCCTTGTCCAGATCTCTGGTCATGCCCACGGGGCAGTCTGCGCTGTCTGCGTTGCCCGCTCCGTCTACAATCGCAGTTTCCATTGCCATACCGGCCGCCTCCGTCAGGATTGCCCTAATGTACCGATCCAGCCATGCTGCGCCCAGATCAAGGTAGTCCTGAGAGATCGCCATATAGGCCGACAGCTTACAGGTGGTCACGCTGATCTTCCCGAAGGCGCCGTTCAGCTCCTTGGTGATCGCACTTCCGATTGCGCCCCAGCTGGCGGTCTGGGTGCCCTGCTTGTTGTAGATCCAGCTGGTCATATAGCTGGAATTCACGAAATCAATGGCATCCAGCAACTCAAAGCTGGACTTAATGTCCTGCATCACCTGATCGATAACGGTTTCCGGCATGGTCACCTTGATATCCGTCAGGGCGTTCTTGACCCCGGAGCCGCTGGTGCGCATCGCCGCCGCAAGGGCGTTGTAATAGGTGGTTTCTTCGCTGGTCAGCTGCCGTACGCCCCGTGCCGCCAGAACCTCGGTGTTGTTCCGCTGCTCCTCGGTCAGGCTTCTGGCCTCCTGAAGCATGGTTGCGCACACGTCCTCGCTGTAGCTCTCCAGACACGCAACCATTTTTTCCTCATTTCCGTCCCGCATGGCCTCGGAAAAGGCACTCCGAAACTCCTGCTTGCTCTCTTCAAGCGTTTTTGTCTTCTTGATGCTCATAGGTTGTTCTCTCCTTTACTGAAAATTCTTAAAAAATTTCTGAAACGCCGTCTTCGGCGGTTCTGGCTTTTTGGTCAGCGCATCCCGGATGCACCGGAAGGCGGAGTAATAAGCGGTGTCCTCCTGCGTTTCCTTCTGCTCTATGCCGGTTGCAAATCCCCAGCTGACGGCCTCCTCCGGATCGATCCAGCTTTCCGCCGCCAGAAGCTCTTCCAGCTTTCCGTCCTCCAGACTGACATGCTCCCGGTAGATGTTCGCCGCAGTTTTGCTGATTTTGTCCAGATCCTCCGCCGTTTTCCGCAGATCGTCGGCGTTCCCTGCGGCAGCTGTCCATGCATTGTGGATCATCAGGAGACTTGCGCCCCGCATGATCCGCTTTTCTCCCGCCATAAACACCAGACTTGCCGCCGAGCAGCAGAACCCCTCCGCAATGGTGGTGACCTTCACCCCGCAGTTTTTGAGCATGTTGTACATGGCGATCCCCGCCGACACGCTCCCGCCGTAGGAATCGATGTGGCAGATCAGCTCCTTTGCGCCGCTTTCGCTCAGCTTGTCCAGCAGTGTGACCGGGCTTCCTTCGCCGGGCCACGTCCACGCGCCTTCCACAATGTCCCCAAGGATATACAGGTGCGCCGGTTCGTTTTCCTCCGCCGGTGCCGCGAACTGATATGGTACGATCATGTTGTTTCACCTCCCTCCGGTTCTTCGGTGGCCTTAGACCCCTGCGTTTCTTCTGCGGGCTGTCCTGCCGTCTCCTCCGGATTCTCCAACAGCCCGTAGTTTTTGGTGATATGGTGCTTCTGCGCCTCCGGCGTCCCCAACAGAGGCTCACCACGCAGGTCTCTAAGCTCGTCCACGCTGTACTGCCCGCAGCTGGTCATCCGCTCGCAGAACTGTGGCAGACTGCTGGCGTCTCCCAGCTGGATAGGCAGCGGGTCAATAAACAGCCTTGACCCCTTCGTAAACTCCTGCTCGCCCAGCCGCTTTGCGTTGTATTCCTGCTCAAACGCTTGTGCGATGGGCTTCACCCCAAACATGACCAGATCCGTCCTTGCGTGCTGCGTGTTCTCCACACTGCCCTTCATCAGAGCCACCGGCACCCGCAGTGCCAGCCCCAGCCGTTCGGCAAACTCGTCCGTCATGTTGGCAATGTCGTTCATTTCGCTGGTATTTCGCGCCGAAGTGGATACCGGCGTGTAGGTATATCCGGAATTCAGGGTGATCACCCCGTTCGGACTGTTAAAAAACGTCTTGAACTGCTTCTGAATGCGCTCCATCAGCGCTTTTCGCTGGGCTTCCGTGCCGGACGGTGCCGCGCCGATGGTTAGAACGCCCTTTGCGCCGCTCTGCCGCCGATATCCGCCGTATGCCGTCCCTATCATGGCCTCATACTCGTCCCCAACTGCCGACAGCAGGGGCCACAGCCCTGTCCAGTCCATCTTGATATGCATCACTTCCCGCGCCGGGTAAGCAAACGTCCGGTTTCCTCCCTCTACGGAAATTTCCCGGTACAGGTCTTCCTGCGTCCCTTGTTTTTCCACGTTCCAGCTGTCCGCAACGTACAGCTCTCTCCCGTTCGGGGAGAACACCACGGCTTCATTCTGAATCGCCAGATAGTACACCAGCTTCCCGCAGAACTCCGCCTTGCTCTGGTTCCGGTTTGGGCAGTTGTTCAGCCGGAAATATTCCTCTCCGTTTTCCTCCTTGCCCTTCGTTATGGTGCGCCACCGGCACATGCTCAGGCATGACGCCAGATATCCTGCCGCGCTCGCCATCATCAGGAGCTTGATATTCAGTATCTTTTCTGCGTCCTGACTTGTATTGCCCGAAGCGCTTTCGATTTTATAGGTTTCGTCCGTGCTTCCGTTCAGCCAGTCCAGAAAATTCCGGAATGCTCCCATTCCATCACCCCTCAAAATGTGAATATTCCAAAATTCAGGCCGTCGTTCGCGACTTCCTGCTCCAGCTTGTCCAGCTGGGTCACCGCCGCTACCGCCGCCATGAATCCGTCTGTTTTTCGTGTTTTCGGCTCGATTTTCCCGAAGGTAATGTTGCCTCTGGTGTCCAGCAGTTGCTTGGTGTTGTTGATGTACCACCGCATCAGCGGGTCATTGCCGAACGCCACCTGCTGCCGGTTCAGCTTTGCAATCAATGCCGGCGCAATTTGCATGATGTTCCGCCCCTTGACCTGCATGATGTTTCCATCCTTTCCGGCAGTGAAACCCACGCCCTCCAGCGCCTTTTTCATGATGGAAAAGCGGTAATCGTCGATTGCAACGCCGATCACCCGTTTCTCCGCCATTTGTTCGCCCAGCCATGCGGCTGGCAGCTCCGGCGGGATTTCCACGTCTTCTACCCATGTAATTAGCCCCCGCTCCACGGCATCCTGAACCGGGAATTTGATTCGGCTTAGGTCCTTGCACTGACTGCACACCCATGTATGCTGCCGCCACACCCATTCCTCGCCGTTCAGCCCAAACAGGATTGCCGCCACAAAGTCGGTGGTTCTCGCAAAGTCTATCCCCGCCGCCCACACCGTCGGCTCCTTGGTCGGCTCCCGGCTGCATGCCATGATGTTCTCCCATGCCGTGACCTCGGTTTCCATGCTTCCCTGCGGAATGTTCATGCGCTTGGTCATAAAGGCCGCATTCCCGATGTTGTCCAGCTTGTAGTCGGCGTACTCCCGGCGCATCTCATCCAGCATATTGGGGAAATATCTCAGGCTCGGATTTGCCTTGTACCAGTTCTTTTCCTTGTGTACTTCCTCTTTTTTGTCCAGCTTGCAGATAAACGGCAACAGGCCGTTATCCGGTATCGCGCCCTCCAGAATCTGCTTGCACCGGGCAAGCGTGTGATCCAGTGGCCCGTCCCGGACGTCGCCGTCCGTCGTGATGATGGTACTCCTCGGCATTTCCTTCTTGCCCAGGCCGGTTTTTGCGACGCGGATCACGTCATAGCTCTCGTAGGCGTGGTATTCGTCAAAATCCACCTTGCCCGGCCGCCCGCCGTCCTTGGTCTTTGCGTTGGACGTCCGGAACCGGAGCTGTGACCCGGTCTGCTTTGATGTGATGACCTCCAGATTCCATTTGAAAAACTTCTGTAGCTTCCTTTCGTTCCGCTCCAGAACGTTGTAAACGTCTGTAAATGACGTTTTTGCCTGATCCTCTGAGTTCGCAAAGATGTCAATGTGGTAATCCCGCACACCGTTCACCGGCGTCAGCAGGCAAAAATCCTCGAATGACAGGTAGCCGTTTTTGCCGCCGCCGCGCCCCATGTACAGGAATGCTTCCGGAAATCTCAGCAGCCCATCCGCCCGGTAAACGCAGTTGTGCAGGGCGAAAATGCATACCTCCCATGGGAACAACTGGTACGGAAAATATTTTTGCAAGGCTAAATATTTCTCCAGCTGTGCCCGGTTTATGGTCAAATTTTCTGTTTCAAAAATCTTTTTGATAAATTTTGAGAACATTTTTTGTTCCCGACACACGGGGTATTCCTTGTCGTTTTCGATCATGTCGAGATAGTTTGTGATCTCAGGGCAATCAATGCTCACAGCTCATCATCGTCCGGATTGGTGTACCCCTTTACGGTAATTTCCATGTTGTCTAGGAGATCCTGCATGGCCTTTGCCAGTGTCACAATATCTCGACTCGCCGTGTTGTCTTTTTCATAAACTTTGCCGGAGCTTGATGTTGTGAAATAGCTCCGCCCCCGCTCCTTCAGGTTTTTATTTGCGTCCTGAAACGCATCCCACAGCGCCATAAACTGCGCCACCCGATCATCAAACACCGGCCCCTTCAATCCCTTGGCCTTCAACTGATCCCGGATTTCCTGTTCTATCTCTTTCCGGCGCTTTGATTCCGGTGTCAGCCCCATGACATCCAGCAGCCGCACCATGGTTGCCGTCTCTTTGGCGATGGCATCGGTGCCCTGACTGATTGCTTC